TGCGCCCCCCGCCCCGACGGTCACCGTATAGGACGTGCCAGGGATGGATGTGAACACGTCTTCGCCATACCCACCTGCCCCGCCACCGATAACTAGGCCGCTGTTGCCTCCTCCTCCTCCGCCCCAGCACCGCACGCGAATCTTGTAGACGCCATTCGGCACTACCCATGTCGTGCTCGCATCGTGGACGACGGACGTCGGGTTCGGCGTCGGTGTGATTCTCACATCATCGAACCACGAGCTGCCGGCCGTCGTGTTGTCGTTCTTCGCGCCGGTCAGGATGACCTTCGCGTAGCGAGAATTAGCGGGCGGGGTGAATCCAGCAAAGGACAGAGTCCACACGGTCGGATTCGCGGCCGAATCGTAAAGCGTCGTCGTCGAGATGGACGTTTGAGTAGAATCGAAGAACTGAATCTGAACAAGGTTATGAATGCCGGCAGCGCTGCTCTTGTGCTGCCATGTCATGAAGTAGGCCCGGCCCTCCGTAATCTCGAAGAAGTCGGTCGACGTCAGCGTCCCGCCGCCATTGCTCGCCCCACCTGGCGAAGTGAGTTTGACCGACCGCTTCCCGTGGATAGCCTTACCGTCCGCCGCAGCCGTGCTGATGTCGTGCAGATAACTGCCGCCGGTGTAGAGTGCCAGCGTCCAACCGTCCGCCTGGCTGTCCGCATTCGCATCTGACTCAAAGCTTCCGTTCGTGATGGTCTCGCGCGTGCCGGCCAGGCTAAGCACGAAGTTGTAGAGGAATGCGAGGTTGTCCACGACGAGCGCCGCGAACGTCTGCTGCTTGGTCGGCTCGCCGATGGCCGGCTTGGTGATATTCGTGAACGCCATAAATCAAATCCAGGTCGAGGTCATTTGAGATTCCGGGTCGGTAGGAGATGCAAATCCATTCTCGTCGGTCCAGTAGCCGACGTTCTGTTTCGCCCAAGTCTTAATCTCCGGGTCCCATGCATCATTCCACGTCAGCGACCCTGCGCCGTAGCCGGCCAGGGATGAGAGGCGAGACGGAAGCGTGGCATCGTATGCGACCCAGAATCCGGCCGACTCAAAAAGCCCGCGCTGGTCTCCAAGCACGAGCCTGCAGCGCTTGGCTCCGATGTCTGTCTTTATCTCGATGAGTTCCACAGCGACCGCAAGGTCGAACGCGGGAACGTTCAGGACGAGCTGACGGCCCGGCTTCCAAAGCATGGCCTGCCATGGGATGGTGACATGATAGAGACGCAGCGGAGGCGCATCTAGCAGCAAGTAGCGCTGAGCGAATGACTCCACATCATCCGAATCGGTGATGACGTTTTTGTCATCGTCGAAAACGACCGGCTCAGTCTGGTTGTGCGTGAATTGGAGCGCCTGAGAACCTGCCGATTGAAGCTCGGACCAGTCCTCACGCCACCGACGGTTGAAGTGGACGTTGATTTGCGTCGCCTCCAACTTTCCGGTTTCTTCCTCGAACTCCAGCAGGTCAGTGATGTTGATTTCTTCCAGCTCATCCGATGGCAGCGGGTCGAAGATGTCTATGGACACGCGCCCGAGATTGTCGGTGAACATGAAGCCCCGGATGGCCCGCAGAATTTCGGAGATGATGTCGGCGCTCTCAGTTGAATCCTTGATAAGCACTCCGACCGGCATCACGAACAGGTCAGCGCCTCCTTCGTCCGTGCCCTTCTTGATTTTTGATTTCGCCGCGGTGAACGAGTCGAGGTCGATGTTCGCCTGACCGATGGTGGCGAGGATGTCCCGAATCACGTCTACACCGTTGGAGATGTAGAGCCCGGAGTCATCGACCTTTCCGATTATGTCCACGCTCACGTCTACCCCGCTGCCCCAATCAGCTCCCAGGGTGAACTCTCCATTCGCCGCATCAACGCTGGCAAAGTTTGAGCCCTTCCACGAATCGACCGACAGCGCGCTCTCGATGGTGTAGGTCCCGCTGCTGATGGTCTGCCCCCCCTGCGGATTGACGTAGGCGAAGTTCTCTTCCGTCGCCCAGCTTCCTGCCGTCGCCACGCAATCCGCCACCGAATCCTTCTTCGTCATGGAAGTCGAGCTGAAGAGCACGTTCCGCACTTCCTCGCCGGCCAAGTAGTAGCGGTAGGTCGTGCCGGAGTAAAGCTGCCAACTTACCGCCGGGACGACCCTCGAATTCTTTTGCTCGTTTGAGATTCTCAACCGCACAGAGGAAAACTCGCGGATGGCGTGACCGCAAACCTTGAACCGCTTCTCACCGACGTTGATTGGGACCGCCTCGACTCCGTAGAGACGGCCGTAGGCGATTGGAATCGAGTCGCCTATCCAGGTGTCATCGATGTTCGGGTAGGTCGTGCGGTCGTAAACCGCGAACGGCAACTCTGTTTGAAGACGGTTCTTTGGCTCGATGAGTTTCAGAACGAAATTGATCTCTGTCCGGTTCCACTCTGAGATTCCCCAGGTGGCCAGCGTCTGGTAATCGTCTGCTGCCATCTCAGCGTTCTCAAGGTCAACTCCAAGTCTCAGGATTACGGAGCCAGCATCCCATTGCCATCGCTGCATCGAATTGAAGTAGCCGTCAGCGTTCGCCAGCGAGATTGTGCCACTTCCGATTTGCCCGATGCCTCCGAATCGCGCCTCGATGCGCTGAGATAAGTCGGGAGAAGAAAGCAACCTCGGGTCGTAGAATCGATTTCCGACCGTCTTCGGGACGTTGGAAAAATAGAAAGATGCGATGGCAACGACCGTCCCTGAGAAAATTGAGACGGTCTTCGGCTGACTCCACCAAAACCAAGTGCCCAACCGGGCCCTGCTCACTCCGGTCGTCGGGTCAAGCGGCGGAGAAACCCAAAGGTAGGAGCCATCCCAGTGCCACGAGCCTGGCGTGTTCTCGACGATGCGCGGATTGCCTGCTGCCGTCAGGTTGTCAACTCCCCAACGGACGTCTGTGATTTCCCAACCGCACGGCGTCTTCATCGCGCCGTTGTCGCAGTAGGTCGAATCCGAAATCCAGTTTTGGAAGTTGATTCCAGCTCGCGCTTCGATGAGCGTGATAATCTTAGCCGTCGGATTCTTCAGTCGCTTCTCAACCTCCGTTGCCAGGCTTGGAAAAGTCGAAGGGAAAAGGCCGTTGCCAGAATTCCAAAGCTGCGAGACCTGGTCTTGAGTCAGAGCGACGTCCCACATTCCAAGCTCGTCCATGAGCCCACCAAACTCATTTATGCCGATGCCCAAGATTTCGAACGTGTCCTCGCCTGGATTCTCTGCGCTGCCGGTCGTGAACGCCGCGCCGTTGACGCTCATCTTCCAAACGAAATTCTCAACGACAAGAACCACCAGGTTCCACACGCCCAACGTCAAGGCACCGGACACAATCGGCACACCGCCTCCGTAGTTCGTTGCGAAGAAAATCGTTCCGCCAGGATCTATTTCGCAAAATGGATTGAACTCAAGCGTTGGAGAATCCAACGCGAACTCTGCACCCAGTGGCCAGACATCATATTTGACCCAGAACGCCAACGTCGATGGCGACTTCAGGTTTACCTTTGCAGGCAAAGTTGACAGGTAAACCGTGGACACGCCTGCGCCCTGAGCAGCAAATCCGCTCTTGCCAGCTCCGTTTGAGACGCTGCCTCCGACCTCTAAAAGATGACTCTCACCTACCGAATCGAGACGCGTGTTGCCGCTGGATTCTTCGAGTTTCCAGTAGTGGACAAGATGGTCGAAGATGGAACTCACAGCTGCTCCTCAAATTCGAGAGTGACATCCCAGTAGAGCGCCGAATCGAATCCAGCCACCTTGCGCTTCAACCCGCGCGATAGCTTCACATACCAGAACTTATCCAGCGGCGAGACGGTATCGACCTGCGCGAAGAGTGACTTCGTCTCGCCAACGTTCTCCGCAATTGTGCGGAAGTTTTCGACCTGCGTGTTCGGGCACTTTGAGAACTGGCACCGGACATTGTAACCCTTATCGATGGTCTCAACATAGGTCTGCCCGCCGAGCGTCTTCTGTTTGCGGGCCAGGTCAAAGAGCTGCGCGTCGAACCCGTCGAAGTCTGGTTGCTCCTGCGTCTCGTAGTAGGTCCCGAGGAAAATACGCCCGATGTCGCGGCTTTCGTTTGCTGACGATTTTGTGAACGCTACGCGCCAGAACCTATAGCTCTGTGAAGCGAACACGGCGCCTATGGTCCCGCTTGCCCAAGTGAGATTCTGGCTAAACGCCGGGGCGCTGAAGACCGCCGTGGTATTACCTTGGACTTTAATCGCGCTGTCCCCGGCCGTCAGCGTGTGGTCAAGCAGGATGACGCTCGTAACCGACTGCGCGGACCCGAGGTCGAAGATGATGTATTCGTCGGTGGTGGCCGAGCCAGTCCGCCAAACCTTCTTCCTGAAGTCGTGCGCCACGTTCTTCGCCGGCAGCGTTG